GTTTCACTCACTAGCAGGAACATCCTCAACAGGTGTCTCAACTACTGGAGCAGACTTCTCAGCCTCAAGCGCAGCATAGTGATCTATACCCCATGAAGTAGTTACCTTAGGAGCCAATACAGGTTCTTTAGCCATTTGTTTTATCCTTTACCATCTTGTCGAATGAAGTTTTCAACTTAGTGTATTCCTTATGTAGATTCAAATACTTATCACGCCACTGGTCAAGTTCTGCCTTTAGTGTGTTTATCTCAGATTTCAGTTCACGGTTATGAGCCATCATCTCAGCTCGCAACTTTTCCTCCAGGCTAATCGACTGGAACCGTCTAGTAGACAGATACCTAAACAAGCTGGACAGACCAGTAGTTCCCACCACAGCCGACAGAATGTAAACCCAAGTTTCAACAGTCATTAGATACCCCTCCAGAGTCCGATGTTTACTTCCCAATGGTTAGCGTCTATGACGTGGTTGATTCTGGTGATCATGTAGCGTTCCTGTAAAGTCGGTAAACCTGCACTAGCGAACTCAACTTGTAAAGCGTCCCCAATTTCCTCATTCAAAATGTAGCTCGGGAAACCTGTACGCCTAATCGCTGGAACACTTACAGAGGTTATCGCTTTAGGGTTAGCAGCACCAGATACAGCAGATGCCCATTGAGCAAAAGTTGTTCCACCTGAAACAGTCGGGTCAAAGTTCACTTCAAAATCTGCAAGTTGTCTGCCATAGGCAGTTACGGAGGTTGAGTTAGTCGAGGTTGTTTTCACACCTGTAACTTCATTGGTCACACGTACCTGGTTCGCGATGTTGTCAGAGTTGTAAGCCAGTTGGATGTTATCCATGCAGACATGGAGGTTGCTAGTGCTGTGAACATTGCTTACGATAATGTCGTTGGTGTCCCATGAATAACCTTGAATGGTGTTTACATCTGACCTAGTTAAATATCTCATACCACCAGACTTAGAGGCATACAACCAACCTAATTCAGCGTCTAGAAACTGAGTGAACAGTTCACCACTAGGGACATCTAAATAAGTGTTTGCATATTGAAAAGTGCTAGAGCCACCAGACAAAACTTGCGATTGTGAATACCTAGAGTCGATAGCAGTTATAGCTGTTGCTAGTTGCCCCATGACGTTTATAAAAGACCTAGTAGATGTACCTGTGATGTTGAACGTGCCAATCTGAGTGTTTAGAGCAATACGACCCATGTCATTAGCAGTGATGTTTACTTGGAGTTTTCCAGCCTCTTGAATGTAAGACATTTCAATGTTCTGAATAAAGCCGTTGAACAGTTCATCCCATGAACCAACGTTGTCGTATTGAATGCGTATTTTCTGGTTAGAGGCATAATCTGGTCCATTTAGAAAGTCAGACAGGCTCGACTTCATTAGTTTGATAGTGGCAGTACCAACGCTAGGTCTAGCAAAAGTTCCCTGTTCAACATCCACGCCACGATCTATCTCTAACTCAAAAGTGTCGCACTGAATAGAGTTCCAAGTTCCAGAGGGTTTCTCATATTGAATACGAACACCAGTCTTAATATTCCAAGTCATTAGAATGCAAAATACTTTCTGCCAGACTTCTTTTCAAAAGTTCTAATAGCCTTGATGATGTCCTCAGCTGAAACGTTAGCCTTGTTGATGTTTACGGTGTAGGTCTTTTCGGCAGTGTCTTGCTGAATAGTTCCAGCCTGTTGTCCTGTGTTGAATAGTGATCCACGTAATCCTAAATACTGAGATAACTTACCTGAACCTAAAAGACCCTTAGCAACGATGTTTCCCTGTGCTGGACCCATGCCCACAATTTCAGAGATAACATCCTCGCCAGCACCCTGTTTACGTAACTTAGTTAGGTTTCCGGCAAAGCCTTTAGCAGCATCCACCATACGCTTTAGTTTGTTGATTACGACATCTACGTTGAACACACTGTTTTCGTCTTTACCAAAAGTTCCAAAAGCAAGACCAATAGCGTCTCTAAAGTTTTCGGCAACTCTCTTAATGTCAGCAGTACGTCTTTCCAAAGCCTGTTTTACAGCATCGGCTGCTTTATCTATTTCTAGTTTTGCATCTCTTTTGCGTTGCTCAATTTCCTCAGTAGTAACACCTGTAATTGGTGTAGGAATGCCACCTTGCAAATCAAGGTCGTCAAAGTATTCGTCTTTTTCCTCATCAGCATTCATCCAAGCCTCAGCTAGAAAACCAACACCAACGACAAGAGCACCGATACCAGTAGTAATCAGAGCAGTTCTAAGCAACTTGGTGGCGATAACAGCGTTCTTAGTGAGGACAGTGTAAATCTTGACAGCACCAGACAGGACAGTCCAAGAGACCTTAGCGAAAATTACTGAGGCAGCAAGAGCCTTTACCAGTGTGATGTTATCTATTAGGAACTTAGAGACATCTGCCACAGCTCGACCAGTCAAAACAAAGAGATCAACAATCTGTCTAAGATTCTTTTGACCCTCAGGCGTTACCAGGTAGTTACTAAACTCCTCCAACACAGGTAATAAAGCCTCGCCAATGGTTTCCTTTATGTCCTCAAAAATGACCTCAAGTCGTTTGTATGGATCTAAGTTCGCAGCAGTTTCAGCAGCACCCTTGAACTGTGTGTCAAGTTGTTGCATAAAGTCAGCACCGTCTTTGATGCTTGGCAGTAACTTACGAAGTGAGCCTGTTTGTCCGTTGAATGCTTTAGAGATTGCATTAGTAACTGTGCCTAAATCTTTACCTGTACCAGCCGAAACATTCAGAGCAGTGTCAAGTAACTTCTGACCTCCAGCAAGGGAACCTGTGGCTCTCACAGCTGTGGCTAAGGCTGGTCTAAGTTCATCATCTAAAACAGCAGTAGATAACTGGGTGGACTTGATGTAACGTTCTGCTCCTGCGATAGCCTGGCTAGTTGCCCCGACAGTGTTTTGTAATGCTTGAGCCAGCAAGCCTTGAGACTTACGATCCTCTGACGCTGCCTTAGTTGATTGTTTTAGGAGGTTAGTTACAGAGGCTAACCCAATACCAATACCTGCTGCACCCAAGGCACGGTTAATACTTTTGCTGGCAGTTGCAACAGTCTTATCAAGCTTGATGAACTCTCTGTTAATGACAGCAGTCGTCTTAGACAGTTTGTTCTGCCCAATGAAATTGACGACTAGATTCTGTGCCATTACTGAGTTCCTTTATCTTTTAGAGCATCTATTACAGCTTGGTATTCGCGTAAGGTCATGGACTTGGTTTCTGTCAGGCTTAGACCTGCATAGACCACCATGAACGCGACACGTTCGGCTGCTTTATCTGCAACTATTCTTTTGGGTCGTCCTCACCTGCGAACAAAGCATTTGCCTCCGTCATTGAGATGTTCCCTGCTTGTTCTAAAGTGAAGTTTGGATCTAGACGCTTTTTCATAATAAAGATAATGGCTTTCATAGCCTTACCCTTAGGCTGACCTGCGTCTAAGATTTGGTCGATACTGTTTCCAGTAATTAGTTCTATCTGCTCAACTTCATTCAAGGTGAGTGATTCGAAGTCAAAGGTTTGGTTGGTCATTTCGTTGCTCCTGGTAGATTGTCGATTGTTTGTCGCATGAGACGCTCGTAGTTATCTAGAATCTCTTGCTTGGTATAGCCTAACGCTTCACTAAAGAATGGCTGTGGTCTAATGCCCCTGAACGTGCCAGGTTTCAAAGAACCTCTGTGAGCTGATGAAACAACTTTCCATCCCCAGTGAATTGGGTTAGCGTACGGTACTGCCTTGCCACCTGCTTGAACACTTCCACCAGACTGAATACGTCTTGGTCTCATGCTTGCAGATAAAGCACCTGTTTTGACTGGAACTAGTGACCTAGCTGCGCGAATAAGAATTAGACCTGCTTGATAGCCAGGCTCGGTTAGGACCTTACGATCTGCACCTAGTTCTTTCATCGCCTTGATAGTCAGAGATAGATTCTCGACACCAATTCCAGTCTCCACAGGAAACCTAACTAAACAGCTGTTTTTACAGTTAGACCGTAGTAAACAGGTGGAGTAGTTGCTGGAGTGTGAACAGCGTTCTTTACAGTCAGAGTCACAGAGAACTTCACAACTTCGCCAGAGGTCAGGCTTAGTGGTGGCAACTGGTCGAATACGACTGTACCGGTGTAGATAGGGCTTGAAGTAGTACCAACAGCGTTACCTTGTGGGGCTACTGTGAATGCAACTTCGGTTCCAAAGTTAGACCAGAGAATACGGTACAGAGAGGTTGCGTCACCAGAGGTAACACCATCCAACTGTAACTTCCATTCGCCACCGACACGAACCTCGCAGAATGTCTGGACATCGCCAGGTGCATCGTTAAGGGTCAGTTCGACTAGGTTGGCGTCACAGCTGTATTCAACGGTTCCGATTAGGAACTTAATGTTTTGGGCTTTGATTCTTGTTGATGTAGGCATCAGTTTTTCCTTAGAGTGTTATAGATAGTTCGAGGTTTAGATCAGTGGCCATGTATTCAGCGTTATTAGCAGCCAATCTATACGGAGTGTTTACCGTCTTTAGAATGACATAACCCATAGTCGCAAGTGCTGAAACAGTTTGAGCAATAAGTTCATCTAGAGCCTCTGTCGCCTCCTCGTTAGTAGCAGTAGATGCTACAAGAGTTAGGTTGAGTGCTAGACGGTATTCATTACCGACAGTTTCAGGAATAAGGTAAGGGCTACCAGCAGTGACAATAACAATAGGTGGAACAATACGCTCTGGAACGAAGTCCAAAACATCCAACCCTGCATTCTGTAAGTCAAGAGCGAACTCTGCCTTAGATGCTGTTATCTCATTACTCATAGACCCGGACCTGTGAATGGCAAGAGCATTTCTCTAGCTGCGTTCATTGGATCCTTAGCAATACGGACAGTAGTACCAAGGTCAGCGAACTGGGCTACACCGTTAGGTGCAGACCTACGATGAAACAGCTCAGAGGCACATGACAGAACAGCAGAATCTAGTACGTCAGTAGGTACGCGACCATTACCAACGAACTTGGCGACCATCTGATTAGCAGAGGCTAAACATGAATCGACAAAACTAGATACTTCTTTAGTTCCAACATACGCTCTGAACTGTTCCACCGTTACAGCCATGAGTTATTAGGCTCCAGTGTTTAGCTTGACAATCGCACCCTCGAACGGAACTGCAACAGCAGCGTAACCGTAAACAGAGTAGGTGTCTTGCAACTTGGTGACATCAGTAGAGGACAGTCTGGTTGGGTTACCAGATGACTCGTATGTGGTCAATGCAGATGAGTGAGCAAGGTAAGCAGTCTTAGCGTCCATTGCTGGGTCTACAACAATAGGTAGTCCAAGGATAGAACCTGTTAGACCAGGGATGTTAGATCCACCGATTGAGTTTGAACCATCGCCAACCTGAGCTACAACTGGGCGACCAGCAGTATCTACGATTGAAACAAGACGCTTGTAAGCAGTTGTACCTGCAACAATGAACTGTGGTGATAGACCAGTCGCGTTGTAGATGTAAGCAGCACCATCAGCGATTCCACCCATAACAGCAGCAGCAGTTAGAGCTGAGATGTCATAAGTCTTACCAGTCCAAGTTAGACCAGTTAGAACAGCGATGAAGTCTACGTTCATTTTCTTAGCGTAAGCAAGGCTCATAGCCTGGAATGCTACGTCAAGGTAGTTCACGGTTGAACGCTCAATTGCTTGCTTTGAAATGTTTGTGTAACCACCGTAAGTGTTTACTGTAACTGAAACAGTTGATAGAGCCACGTCACCAGTAGATAGTGCAGTGTTCTCAGTTGTCTGCTTTCCAACAGCAATAGTGTTGGTGTTCACCTTAGCGTATTCAATGGTTAGACCAGTTGCTGGTAGAGCCTGAATGTTGAATGCGTTTAGAGTTGGACGACCTGAGTTGATTAGGTTGTTGATGTAACCAACGAATGCTGGTCTAAGAGCTGCATCTGCGCTAGTTGCACGGAACAGTTCTACTGCATCTGGGTCACCTGAAACTAGAGCCTTAGCGTATTCACCCTGTGAACGGAACTTGGTCTCGAATGCGTTTGTTGCGATTGTTGGAGTCTTTACTAGCTCGAGTTCGCGACGGATTTCAGCCACTTCATCTTGCACAGCACGGACATCCAATTCCATGTTTTCAGACATGTTATTGACTTCCTTTGTTTGGATTGAATCCGTCACCACTTCGGCAACGGTTATTTCCTCGCGAACTTCAGAGACAGATGCCCCTGCGAACGCTGGAAAACTTACGAGAGAGACCTCTTTTAGGTCTACCAGTGTACGAGTAACTAAGTCACCCTCTCTGGTTTGTTCAACAGCCATAAAGCCAACGCTGAACTTGTTGATAACGCCATCGCGTAAAAGTGTGTAAGCCTCTTGCCCTCTAGGAGTGTCAGAGATCATGGCACGGATTTCGAACCCTGCCTCAGTGTCTCTACCCTCAAGAATCTTGCCGATTGGCTCTGAGTGTTGCCAGAACAACTTGACATCCTCAACTGACCGGATTGCACCTGGTACGAACTGTTCACGGTAAACGCCACCAATGTCAGCCACTTGACCATAAGGTACAGCTAGTCCAACTACTTCTCTAGTGTCAGCCTCGAGTCTTACTTCGAAACTTCTAGTTTCTAATTCGGTCATTCTAGACCCTCTTTTCTACGTACTTCCTCGGTTGTCATAAAGCCAGCTCTAATCGCTGTCTCATACATGTTGAAACGGTTAGCCATGTCTGCACGGAACAGACCCTCAAAATTGAACTCAGTTCTAGTGCCTCTAGGTAGGCATTCACTTAGAGCATCAGAGATAGCGTCGGTGTAAGCCATGA